TACAAACTTCCTTCTATCCATCAAGTCGCCGGCATGTATTACCGTCTTTATGTTGTTCTCTTTAATGTATGGAAAAAATACATCATCGAAGAACTTCATAAAATAATCTAAAAATAATTGGCTGTCGCCCCTCGCACCGAAGTGCGTGTCATTAATCAGTGCTATCTTCACTCTTTATATCATCCTGTAAAACTTCATCTAAATTGTTTGTTTTCTTTTTTGTTTTCTTTTTTGTTTTCTTTCTAGGCTTTTTGGTAAAGTTATCAATATCCGTTTCAGATAATCTAAACATATCTGCATATGGATTTTTAGAACTGTCGCCTTTAGAATTGGCTAACTGATATTTAAAGTCATCTGGTATCACTCCATGTTCGTCCATAATTTCAAAACATCTATATTTAATATATTCTTGTTTCTTTTCTCTCTGTATTCTTCGAAGAAAGGCATAATAAATTATTTGGGTAAAATATGAAAAGGGATTTTTAGATTTGTTTGGGTCGAAATTACTACAATACATTAGGCAATTTTCTATACCGTCACCAACCATTTCTTCTCGAAATGGATAATTTATAAAATTGGGTCTGTATGATAATCTTTCTGCTATTTTAAGAAAACATTCTCCCATATAATCTGTGATTGGTGGCTTATCATCACCGATTGACTCTGCTTCTTTTATGGTTTGTTTCCATTTAGTCATTTCTTCACAGAACAGTTCATTATCAACATAATGATTTTCTTTGTTTTTTTCTGGTTTTGTTTTATTTTTTGGTGTTTTCAAATTATATAATTCCATCTTATGAGTTATAACCACATTTTACACTATTTTTTAAATATGTCAATTATTTTTTTACTTTTTACTTGACAAATAATATGATGTACTTTACAATAGCATTGTCCCGGTTAATAGAATATTACCAGCCATACATGTCTTTATCTGTATCTTGATTGTATTCTGGACCATACTCTGGGTCTAGTTCTAGTTCTTCATTTTCATCATCATCCTCATCTGGGTCTAGTGATTTTAAATTTTTATAAATTATGTCGTCAATAATACTATTAATTCCAGATTGCCCTTCTGGCGTTATCCATTCATCTTCTTCATCCTCATCTGGTAATTTATCTTTTTCTTCTTGTAATTTTTTTATTATTCGGTTCATCATATCTGGATTGTCATCTTTTGCCTTTTCGGCATCATAAAAATCACAGACCTTATCTGTTGGTTCTGTCATAGAAAGAATATGATTTAGTTCTATTTCTGCTTTATCTGTTTTAGACATATCTAACCAGTTTTTTAAAACTAGCATTTCCTGCCTTATAATACTTTCAGGGTCATCATCTAGTGAATCCATCATAGTTAGTATTTTTAGAGCATATGGCCTATAAATGGTTATTGAACTACCAGATTTTTCTAGTATTTCTCCAATAACTTTATCACCATTTGATAAGTTTAAAATTCTATATTTTTTTCTATCTAGTGGATGCATTTACAGAATCTCCTTTACTGTCTATATTTATATAAATTGAATTATAGTCGAACTCTTCAGATTCATATATTTTTAATCTAGATTCAAAGTGCCTTAATGTGTGATTTTTATATGACTTCCAATGTAAATCATCGGCAATATCATACAGTTTTGCTACATCTTTGTGTTCAGATTTTCTTAATTGCCTACCAATACTTTGTAATACTCGTATACGACTTTTAGACGGTGATGCAAATATGATGTTATGTAATCTCCTAATTGAAATACCAGTGCTAAAAGTACCATACGATGCTACTATGATTGCGTTCTTTTTTGTTTCGGTAATTTTCCTAATTTTCTCTCGAACTTCCGAATCTGTTCCACCATAAACAAAGAATACATCTCTGGAGTCCACAGAATGCTCTGTGAGGAGTTTGAACAGTCCTTTTCCATGTTTATCGACATACTGGAAGAGAATTAAAGTATTTCCTTTAATATTGAGTGCTAAATTGGTAATAAAGTCGTTTCTGTCCTTGTTTCCAACTAACCAATCGATTTCATCTTGATAATTCAACCGTTTAACCGCACTCCTAGTTTTCTCTGAGTATTTTAATAATATACAATCAATTTCAAGTTTAGAAAGTAAATTCTTATCCATAAGTTCTTTTGTAGTCGTTATATTTCTTACTCTACCAAATAAACCCTCGATAACTAATTTATGGGTCAACGATTCATCTAATGTACCCGTAGTTCCTATCCTATATGGACAATCAACTAATTTAGTCATCAAAGAAGTAAGAGATTTTGCTTTAAACAAATGACACTCATCTCCAAACACCGCACCAAATTGGTCGAAATGTTTTTTAGGCAATTTATAAATGCTTTGCCAAGTAGATATTATTACTCTCTTTTCTGAATTTTTATCTTTCCCAGCATAAATCGTATGGCAATTCTTTTCAGTATTCCATCCATTATTGGATGAGTATTCATCGAAGTCTGAATATAGTTGCCGTACTAATGATGTTGTGGGTACGATTATTAGAATCTTTTTGTCTTTTGGCATTTTGTCAAGATAGTATCGTATTAAAGAATATATTATCAAACTTTTTCCAGATGCAGTAGGAGATAACAAAAGACACCGTTCATTATTAATTGCATATGAAACACCATCGATTTGATGTTCATGTGCAAGAATAGATTCCCCTGCCGCATAAGGTTTGAGATGGTCGTTAATGAAACTTTCAATGTGTTCTTTTGATATAGAAGTTTTATTTTCGTTTTTAACTTCGTTTATATCATAGTTTCTATCTTTTGCAAATTGAACAATGTAATCATATAAACCTGCATAAATCAATTGACTGTATATGTTGTATAATTTAATTTGCCCGTCCCATATCTTATTTCGGAATGCAGGCATATATTGATGACCAGGAACTTTAAATGTAAAGAAATCAGAGAGTTCTTTTGCAATGCCTCGTTCACAATCTATTTTTATATTAACAGAATCAACATGTTCAATTGTAAGGGTACTCATACTTATTATTTATGGGTAGAATTTAGTTCCATTAACACGAACATATAATCCGTTGCCTATTTTCCCACTCCAAATATTACATTTAACACCGGCCTCTTTTAACATAGAAATTCCGATGTCTGTTGTTTCTTTCCATCTTTCGTTTGTTAGTTCATACATTTCTTTATGACCAACGACACCAACAATACCACATTGAATTATTGCTCTTGCACAGTCTGCACAAGCGAACCAAGGACAGTACATTACCATTCCTGCCGTACAAATTGCTCTTGAAGTACATTTATATAATGCGTTTCTTTCTGCATGTTCAACATATTGATTTTTTTGGGGGTATTCCCATCTGTCTTTTTTATTTTTTAGTTTCTCTGGAATATTATTAACGCCCCATGAAATTACACCAACATTAGGTTTAACTAGAATAGCACCCAACTGTGTAGATGGGTCTTTGCTGTGTGCCGATGCATATTGATATGCGTGTCTTAGAAAGACGCGAGACATAGCATCATTGTCCGTTAATGAATTTTCTCCATTCGATTGCATTACGAATATTCCATTGTCTGTTGTTAATTGATTTTAAGATGGATTCTAAGTAGTTCACCTTTTCCATTTGATATGCCACTTTATTTGATGACTTTTGCAAATCATCATCCGATTCCATGTATAAATTTATATCTTGTTTCAGAATCTTTAACTGAAACTGCTCCCATCCCAATCCTTCAAGTGCCTCTTGGTCTAGTTTGCCTGTATAATATTCCCATTTTAATTTTTTGAGTTTACTATATTCTCCATTGAGTTTCTGGTATAGCAATTTCTCATCTGTATAAAGATTAAGATATTTATTATGAAGTTGTGGAATGCTCATTGATTCGATATCAAGTTCTGTATCGTCAATAGGCATATCTTCTCCGACCATTTTTCTAATTTCGCTTAGTTCCATACGATAAATTATATCACAAATAAAACAAAAGTCAAGTTTATCTTGTTACATTTAAAATCTTATCTATTTGTTTTTGTATCACTTCTGTTCTATTAGGCCAAAGAATATATTCTTTATCTGGATTTTTAAGAAGATTATATAACAATGGCATTATCAAATTTTCAACATCTTCCATTTTTTCTTTATATTCTTCTTCTAATTGTCCTTTTTTCTCTTCAACTTCGTCAATGATGACCTTAATGCTTTCTCCTTGTTCTGAGAACAGTTCGGCCAATTCATTTGTTTCTAATGTTACAATCTTATCAATTTTTTCTTCTATTCGAACCAGGTCATCGTTTGGAATGGTGAAATCGCCACTATCACCTTGGGATTCTAGGGCTACTATCACGGCGGTCATTTTACTTTCCATTTCGTCAATCTTGTCCACAAGAATAGAAGAGATTTCGTTAGATTCTTCTGTTGCCTGACTATCGGCAATTTCTTCGCCGTGTTCTAGTTCATCTGCATCTACTGCTGTAAATCCAAAATCAAAATCTGAATAGTCTGATGTTTCGTTTGTCATGTTTTTATACCTTTTCTATTTCGTATGAATCGAATGATAATGCCATAGTTGCTGTTTGGGGTTCTGTTTCTGTTGGAGTTGTCATAAACCTAAGTCCTGATAGGTTTGTTGGAAAACAATTCTTAAATTTTACACGAACATTTTCTCTCATTGAACTATTTAATAAAATAAGAGTTGCATCTGAATATTGGTCTGCTGGCGAAACTTGTTCTGTTGCATCTTCAATATTGCCAATGCTACGCATCCAATCATAAACTTCTCGCCAATTGGCCAAATCTTCGTCTACAACAAACACAACATCCAATTGTTCAAATGTTGGTTTGGTGGTAGGATGTTTAACATCTATAAATCTTGTGGGTTGTTTAATCTCTCCAAAATTTATTCCTGGAAGATTTGCCTCTTGACAAAAGTATTGAACATCTGGTAATCTTTGTATTCCAAAAAAGAAACCTGTATTTAGAATGTAGTTCGTATTAGATGGTAGTCGTTGAGTGATATCAACTGATACTTTTGGCGATAGTCCTGGTAAGTCTGTAGTCATATGTTTCTCCTATAGTATTTATAAAAAAACAGGAGAGGGGTTACCTCTCCTGCTTCAATCATTATTATGATTAGTACCTTATAATCCGTTAGATTACGGGTAACTTGCTCCTGCGGCAGCGGCACCACCGTGTAGTCCATCAATTCTAAATATTCTGTAGTATTGATTTGTACGAATCGCACCAGTACTTGATGGTTCACGGTCAGCAACTGTTGAACTTCCATATACCCAAGGATTCTGTACCATACCGTATCGAGTTTTGAACCCGATGCGTGGTTGGAAGTCATTTTCACCAACGGCACGAACCATTTGTAGTGGAACATACGGACAGTAGAACAGTCCAGCATCGTAAGGTGAAGAACCTCTATATCCAACACAAGCATAGTTAGTTGTTGTTGAATATGGGTCTACATAAACTTTCATCTTACCGTTTAGTGTACCTACGAATGTGTTACCTGTGTCATCAACATTAAGGTCTGTTGCTTTAGCAGGTGAGATTTGTAGGAAACCAGACATTGCAAGTGCAGAAGCGACATCTGAAGTACAGATAACAAAGTTACCTTTACCTCTACGAGTATCTTTAGCGATTTGGTTGCATTCTCTTTCGAGTTGGAACATCAAACCACGGAATCTTTCTGCACTCCATCGTCCATCAGAGTCCTTATCAAGGTCGTAAATACCACCAAGGTCACTGTTACCAGCGGCAGGTGACATACCAACATTAGTTACACCAGCACCTGCATAGTACAGGTCACTGTTTTGTGCGCCAAGTTTAGCAACTCGGTAGACAGTTCTAACTACTTCTCGGTTGATTTCTGCAAGAATTTCTGTGCTAAGAATATTAGCAAGTTCTGTTTCTGCATCCAAACCGTGGACTGCTTTCAAGTCCTGTGCGAGTTCAGTTGTGTATTCTGCTTTCAATGCACGGGTCTTTGCTTCTACAGATGTTCGGTCAATGGTGAATGCCATTTCTGCGAAACCTGTAGTACCAGTACGACCAAGTGATTCAGCCTCTGAGGTAGACATACCACCAGAAACTCCGATGATTCCGTCTTCTGCTGATACACCTTGGGCACCAGTACCAAGTGGGTCACCGAGGTTACCAGACACTGTTGGGTTGGTAGAAGTTACACCTGCGGCAACACTTGTTGCGGCTTCGTGGAATAGTGCTTCGTTACCAGACTGTGATGCATAATTTGCACGAAGTGCGAAGATAAGTCCAGTAGGACCTGTCATTGGTTGCACACCACACACATCGTATGCCATTAGGTTTGGCATCGCGCGTCGGACTAGTGAGATAAGAATTGGGTCAAAACCCTTAATACTACCTTCACCACCAACTACTGGCGACATACCGCCACCTGACCAGTTACCTGCGTTACCGGCTGCTTGTTCTGTTAATGCTCTTTCTTGATTCTCAAGAAGAACAGTTGTTACATTCTTCCTATATGAATCGCCAATCTCTGGAAGAGATGGATGTTCAATGATTGGATTCCATTTCTCCTGAAGATATGTTGATGCTGTTTCTAGATTGCTCATCTATGATTCTCCTTTTTAGTCCTTGTTAATTATCAAGATTCCTATTATATATATTTTTCAATATTTACGATTTTATGACCGTATTTACGATTTTACGACCTTTGAGTGTTGTTTTCTATACCTTCTGAAATTCTTCCAACTGCATTAAAATATGCATCCATTCTTGGATTCATTTCTGGAAGATTGTTATTATTTGAAGAATACGAATCTTCATTTAATGTTTCTAGTGGTTTACCAGAACCACGGAAATAACTTTCTTTTAATGTGTGTAACTTATCTGAAAATTCTGATGCTGTATTATATTCTAATCCTCTAGCGAGTGATTTGAATTTTTCAACTTCTGTATCAGCAAGATTGTGACACATTGATTCGAAAATACTACCACAGTTTGCTGTTACTGCTTTTTTCTTTAGTTTTACATTTTCTTTGATTTGGTGGTTTAGTTTATCGGTAAGTTCGTGAGTTCTTTCTGCCATTTCTTGAAGCATGTCCACTTTATGTTCTGGAACATCAATATAATGACTTTCAAATAGGTCTCTTAGTCCATCCATAAATGATTCAGAAATTTCAGTATGAATTCCTTTGTCTATTGCTAGTTCATTTTCACTCATCCATTCACTTACAACATAGTCCAAGTAATCGTCTAGTTTTGTAGAAAGTTCATTTTTAATTTCTGAAACTTCTTCTACAAATACATCTCTTGACTGACGAACTAGTTCTGCTTGAATTTCTTCTACTCTTGAGTTAACGGCTGCTTCAAAGATTGCGGCTGCCTTTCTCTTGAATGAATCGGTTAGTTCTTCACCACTGAAAAGTGCTTCAAGGTGTTCTACTGTACGACCCTTTTTCTTATCCTCAAGAGACTTTTTAGCATCCCCTTTAGTTTTTACGGGTTTAGCAAATTGTCCACCTTTACCTTTTGCATCCTTAGAACCTTTACCGAGTGCGTCTTCTTCATCTTCTTCTCTAAGATTAATCATAGATACTTTTGCTACTTCTCGTTGAATCGCTTCTTCTAATTCTTGTTCGCCTTCTGCAAAAGATAGTCTGTTAAAAACTTCTTGAATATATTCTTGACTAGCACCAGAAGAATTTAAAAATTCTGCTACATCATTAATTGATTCACTTATTCTATTTTTTAGTCCTGATGTTTCTGCTGTTTCCATAAGTTTTGTAGCAGAGTTTATAATACTGTTTCCCATTGAATATACTCCTTAGTAGTTACTATTGTTGTTACATATATCTTTATTATGTATATTTTTTTATAATTTGGACATAAAATCAGCAAAACACCATTCGGCAATTTCATCCATTGTATGTTGCGGTGTAGAATTGATAATTTTTTTATATTTATCTACTGTTTGTTCTATTAAAGTGCCGTTATCCCAAATCCATTCCTTACCTTCCATAATACCTTCAACAAATGCATTCGGTGCGGATGGGTCTGCAACGATGTCTACTGCGGCAAGCATAAAATCATCATCAACATACTTCGCTCCATTTTTTTCTGTAAGTGAACCCATACCTCTAGAAGAAACACCCAATTGCGCTCCTTCATCAAGAAGATTCTTTACAATTTTACCCATTGGGGTATCCATAATTTTTGCTTCACCTATAATATCATTACCGTTTGTTGAAAGGTCTGTAATTATATGGGAAACTCGTTCTAGGTTTACTGTTGGTCCCTCTGGATGTCCAAGTTCACCAAATGCTCCTTTACCATTTACGAAGTTATCATTATAATTTTTTACTTCATTTACAAGAACCTGTTTTGGATAAATTCTTCCATTTCTGTTTTTTTCTTCCGCTTGCATAAAAATGCCTTTAATGAAATAATTCGAAGGAGCATTTTCTACATCTTCTTTGATGAATTTAATATTTTCTGTTGTTTCTGTTATTAGTTTCATTTATATCCCCTGTGTTTAAATATCAATTTCGTCTGGAATTCCATCAAAATCGGCATCGGATGCCTGTCTTTGCATACCCATTTTTTTAGATTGTTCTGCATCTTTAAAAATATGTTGTCTGGCCCAATATACAAATTCAGGATAAAATTTCTTTTTAATTTTTCCTAATATGTGTTCGTCATTCCACCCCTCCATCCTCATAAGTTGGATGAATTCGTCAATTTGACCATATTGTTTAAATCTGTCAAACAGTTTTTGGTCATCGGATATTTCTTCTTGCGGCGCTTGGCCACCCATACCACCCAACATACTATTTAAACCGGCAGGCATTTGTTCGTTTAGTATGTCGTTTCTGGTTCTTTCAGATAATTGATTGAATTTGTGTCTAATCATTTATTTTTACTGATTGCTTTTCGTCTCTTTTTTAGATATCTATCACTATCGTCTACATCACCATCATTATCAATATCTGCATCGGCCTTTCCTACTGGGTCTAAGGTTTCACCAGAATCGTCTTCGGAATCATTGTCTTTATCCGTGACTGGTGCCTTTTTATTTTTTTTATCTTCTTCTTCGTCTTCGTCTGGTTCAGTAAGAAGTTTGATTTTCTTTTTCTTTTCATCTAAAGAACGATTAATCTTTTCAAAAAGAATAGATGTTAACTGTTCCTTAGTTTCTATTAGATTATCATTAATTATATCGTTAAATAATGTATTAATTTTCATGTTTAATTCCTTTTTCCTGCAAATCTTGCAATTTTAGCAAATGATTTAATATCCGATTCTAAAAGATTTAACATCTTTTCTTTGTTGTTTTCATTTAGTCCATTATAAAGCATAATGACATCCTCTGTAACATCAGGTGTTATATGTAACACCTTTCCATCAATATCTATATCAACAGGCATTTTGGATGTGTATGATTCTTGTAGTTTAGAAATTACTGATTCATTTAGTTCTTTACCACGACTTTTCTTTAAATACTTTGCAAGTCCACTCTTACCGACTGATTTGTTACCAGGCAACATTTGAACTTGTACTTTTGTCGAGTCAACCAATTCTGTTGTGGCGATGCCACTATTACTCATATCCTTTGCAAACTGACTCGCAAGTCTATTGTTAGGGAATTCAAATGTTCTTGTTTTGCCTTTACCTAATTTTGCTTTTGCTAGTTTCAGGTATTCTTTTCTAGGTTTATCGAATATTCCTGCTTCATTCAGATAGGATTCTTTTGCATAGAGAGGATTTCCGTCTGCATCTTTCCTTGCAACAAGTTTATGGTGTTTTGCAAAGTCCATTGCCTTTTGATGGTTGACATGACTACCGTGGTATGCGAACATCTTGATACGACCCTTCTTTGGGTCACTGATGGTTGCCATTAATACTTTGTCGGTGTTCTTTCGCAAT